TACTATCCACCAATATTTGTGTTGATAGATAATTTTTGGTTGTAACACCAACTAAAGAACAGGCTGGTTGTATTATTTCTGGTGCTTCAGAAACTCTTTGGTTTGATACATTGATGTTTTGATTAACGTATGTACAACAATTAACACAACTTTTTGTTGCCTTACTATTATAGTTATAGGCCAAAGGATCTTTACACCCTTCAACCGTATTAACATATTGACACCTTGTTGGTGTACTTTCTACTATGTTATAAATTTTATAACTATTTTGGTTTGTGTCCCATATTTTAGCCTTTGTTGTTGTACCTTCAATAAACCAAAAATGAGGTTCAACAATTATAACTTCAGGATTAATACCATTAGGGTTTTGAACCTCACGATAGTTAGTCGCTAAAGGATTTAAACATCCTAATATTTGATTTTCGGTATTTAAACTAGTTATAGGTCTTAAAGCCATTATCTTTTATATATAATTATTTTTATTTACGTTTTTATCCGTTACTTATTGGAAAATATGGTTGTAAAATTAACTCATCATAAGTTGGTACTACACAGTTTTGATTTGTGTTGGTTAAAGGTACTGTTGGTATTTGTTCATTACTTTTTAAAACAACCCAACTACCTGAAGAGTTTAAAGCTAACAAATAATCTATCGCCTCAACATAATCCCATCCATCATTAATTGGATCATCCACTGGTAGTAGATTACCGGCATAACTTGTAAACACATCTATAGAACAAAATTCATTAAGTCCGGCTACAGTATAGTCGTTATAGAAACTATTCATAATTGTTATGTCACAAGTGAAAGCACCGTTATTTTTAATATCATTTGGGAATGTAGCGTTTGGTATATAATCTTCTAAATAATTATAATATGTTTGTAACATATTATTCAATAGGTCAATTAACTCATCAACAGTTTTAAAAGTAGTGTTGTTAAAATTGTATATCTTATTTCTATATAATGGATTATTAGTTAATTGATAATATGTTTGTTCTTCATATACTTTTTGTAAACAACCCCAACCCTTAACTAATATTCTATTCATTTCTAACAATTGTAACAGAGCATCCTCACATTTAGTTCCTGTGGGTTCATAAGTTATGATACAATCTTTTAAACATAATTCAGCCTCACCTGCTGTGGTATTACCACCAGTGTCAATACCTGTACCACCACCATCTGTAGGCGTTTTTACAACACATATAGTCCCATTCCATTCATAACCATAATCAACACAACATTGTGATGTTAAACTTTGATTTGTTGAATTGTCTCTAACTTCTGTTCCGTTATATATTGTTATGTTTTGAGGACATGCTGAACAATAATATTTTTCACCCAATGAATTAGCGAATGAAGATCCTAAACTATCCGTTAAAATTGTACCATTAGAAACTATATTTATAGAACCAAAAGTCCAACTACCGTATTTTGTACAACAATTTTGTGATAATAAATTACCTTTATCATCTACAAATACATGACTACTATTTACTTGTGCCGTATTACAAGGATCATCTTGTGGTTTAAAACAGTAACCATTAACATAATTACCACCCCTTAATTTACAACAATTATTATCAACAATAAATTCACCATTTTTTGATATTAATAAACAACCATAATTTTTGATTGAACTTGTTAAAGCGTTATTAACCTTTTCTTTAATAATTGAATCTGAAGCCTCACCTATTGGTCCAAATATTTTAATATATAAATCGTTAATTTCTTGTTGAGTTAGTCCGTTCACAAAACTTCTAGCATCACAAATTTTAGTTATGTAATTTTCAGGTTGACACCAATAACAAGTGTAAGAATTAACCAAATCAATTAATCCTAAATTTTTGTTTGGTTGTTCTCTAAATAAATTCGCGGATTGATAAACAAATTCACTGTCACAATCAACACATTCTAAAAGTTTACTTGCCTGACATTTTATACTATCACTTGTTATTATTAAATTATCACTACAATTTAAACCTGTTTGTAACTTAACATAACATTCTTTTTGATAACAAAAACTACCATCCCAATACACATCAAAACCTAAATTATCTTTATTACAACAATCTTTAGGTATACCTATTATTGATTGGCCTGAAACCATACCAACAGCACAAGGTGGGTTTGATCCGTACTGTGTATAAACTTGGTTGTAACAAGTGTCTTTTTGTTCTAAAGTTAAAGAAGTATTAGAATAACAATTAATAATAGCTTTTACAAGCCTATCGTTTTGATTTACCAACACATCTTTAGATGGTGGACATACTATAGGGGGTGTTGTTTCAGTTGGTACACTTGCCAACCAAGTACCCATACAACATTTTTCATCTGTTATAGGTTTTTTATCGTTTAAATTATAAACAATACCGTCTTCACCGTAAAAAATTTCTGGACAAAGATTACATACATCTGAATTAGTTTCAAACGTTAAACCCATAAATGTTTGACTACCCTCTTGTTCTATTGGTGGTGCGTATATTGTTTTTGGTTCTGTTAAACCCGCTGATGTTACAGTTGCGTTATTTACTTGTCCGTTATTATTTAATACATTAGCATAATCAGAACCATAATAAGGTATAGGTAAGCCTAACTCTGTATCTACAGAAAAAGTACCTTTGTTATAATTGTTAAATAAATTTTCAGTTTTAGGTACAGTAACAGTAGTATTTCGTAAACCTTGTAACACTGTACTATCAATAAAACATTCATATTGGTTAAAATATTTTTTACCGTAATCGTATGGTCCTATATGTGGGTTGTTACCAATAGTACTTTCACTACCACCATTATACCAAAAACCGTCCATTTGAAAATAATTATCTGTTGTTGTTGGTAACTTTGATGGGAATCCAAAATCATCCATAGGTATAACGGTTAAATCAACATTTTCTATACCACCATATAAATTAGCTAATATTTCATATATTTCTACAGTATTTAATCTATTTTCAGCTAAATAAACAAATTCATTTAACGATAACATACATTGTGGTATATTAAATAAACTAAAGAAAAATTCTATAACTTTTCTGGTACCCTTAGATTTCCATAACCACCACGCGTTTATAACCAATCTTCTCCAAAGTTCTACATCCAATTCTTTAGTCGATAATCCCATAGATTGTCCACTAAATACTGTTGTTAGTGGTTTGTCCGTTATTTCTTTTAAGTTAAAATTGTCAGTTCCAACGGTTAGTAAAACATCAAAACCTAATGTTTTAGCCATTATCTTAATTAATTCATCAGCCGTATTATCCAACTTGTCGTAAGTAACCACATTAGCAAAAGAAATACCATCTATGTATTTTTTAACCTCATCAAATTCTCTACCATATATTTTTAAAAGTTTATTAACTTTTCTTCCATAAATTTCTTGTCCACCACCATCTGTATCATATTCGTGAATTGATTCCGAAACAAATCTTCTAGATACTAAATCTGTTTTATATAAATCAAAATCTTTTGCCGTTTGTAATATTTTTTCAACATATAAACTATATTCGTTTGTGTTTATATCTATATTGTAACCATCCGATACTGGCCATGTGAAATTTTTGTTTGAAAAAGATATAAAACCATCAACCTCAGATGGTACTAAAAAAGAACAAGTGTACTGAGGTACAGTCATTCTATTTAGTATTAAATTTTCAAAATCAGTTAGTTCTTCAAAAAATAAATTAACTTCATTATTATTAGGTTTTAAATGATAAGTTAATGAACCAAAGGTTGATCCTGATAATTGTGTGAAAGGATTACCTTTAGTATTTATTCTTATATATGAATAATTTGTGGTTGATCCTGTGTAGCCAACAACAGGAAACTGATTACCATTTATTTCTATAACATATTTTGAATAATCTCTAGAAAGATTAAATATCTCGTCAGGTTTTAAATCAACAAAATCTTGATTGTCATCTACTATTAATTCGAAGGGGTTACTGATAACACTTTTAGGTATTAAAAAAGATGCAACACCGTTAATTTGGTCATACTGAAAAGATAATACTGTATTTACAGCTATATTTGTTTTAGATAAAGGGTTTAGATATATAGAACCTTTCCATTTTTGTATTATTTGTTCTAATGTAACTCTAATGAGTTCATAAAAAGAACCAAAATAAACATACCTACTAATGTTGTTTGGGTCAAAATTTAAAAAAATATTTAAATCATTCGTTTCTAAAGTTATTGAATCCGACTGACTTAAGTTTAAATTTTCTAAATTGTAGTATTCCGACCACTCACCACCTAAAATAAAGTCTTTACTTAATCTGGGGCTTACATTTGTAGTTACATTAAAATTACCAAAAGTAAAAAATGCGTCACCGCTTGTGAATTGTAAACCAACTAAATCTGGTGAGAAATCACCTTCTCTTCTTTTATACGCATCAGTTAGTGAACGAGGTACTACTTTAACGTTTGACATTAGGCTAATGGTACATTTGTAATTGTATTGAAATCTTTGGTGAAATCAATATTATCAACTTCTTGACGAACTTCGTATAAAGGTTCACCAGTAAATTGGTCTTGTATTTCGTATAAGTTGTATTGTTTATATATACGATTTTGTTCATCGTAAATAGTATATTTACCATCAACAATTGACTTGGTTTGATTGCCAAATATACCATACGCCAATGTTTCAATATCGTGTTCAACCATATTAACCTCCAACAAAATTGGGTTAAAGAATGTATTGGTTATAGATATTTCTTGTCCTGGTGTACCTATATCTGGAAATTGATTTGGTCTAACATTAGGTGCTGAACTTGGTGTTAATGTACAAAAAACTAAATTTGAGTTATCATTAAACCTATATTTAACTGATTTTTGTACTGTGTTTGATTGATTAGTATTTATAGCTTCAGTTCTGTTTGCTGATGTTATAATTCTAAAAAAATTAGGTATCTTACTACCATTGTTTTGGTTATAATATTCAACACGATATCCTATTAAAGATCCGGCATCTTGTATACCTAAAGTATCTAAATCTAAAATAATACCTTTAATATCAGGAAAAGCTGCTAAAACACCACAATCAGTAATTTTAGTTCTAACCTCTTTTGGTTTTATAACAATAGAATAAATACCTTTAGTTGAAAACTGTGTTACAGGTAATTCTAAATTATATAGACCATCAAATAAAGGTGTCCCGTTTGTGTTAGTTGTTGGATCATTAAATCTTGATATAACCTGATTAGGGTCTAACGCTGTTAATGGAATTGTGGGCCTAACATCTCTTGATGGCGCATATGTATAATATATATCCATATCTGATGGTGTAACCGATGATGACCTAACTATCCCGTATTGTCCTGTTGCCATATTTTTTTTTTAACTATTTTCTACTATATTATAATATCCGTTTCTATATTCAACTAAACCTTCTAAACTTTTGATTTCAGCCAATCTTGAATGTCTCTCAAAAACAGCTACAGACATTCTTTCTATAAATAGCTCGTTGTTTACTTTTGGTGGGAAAACTAGCCCCATTTTTGCTTCTTCTTTTACATCAAAAGTTAATTGGCTATTACCATATAAGTAAGGTTCAAAATCATAACCACTTGAGGTAGTTGAGAATGTTGTTGGATGTGTTTTAGTATCAAATTGATTTGTCGATGGTCTATATGTTGTTACGTAATCTATGTCACCTATTGTGTAATAAATCTTTGTATAACCAGTTTGTAGTATAGGATCTACGTAATCTATATTAGTTATGACATATACAAAACCATCAGTAATACCACTATTACCTACTTTAAAAGGTCTAACGTTATCGTATGTACTAATTACATCTAATTTATGTGAAGTCGTTCCTGATACCATTATATTGTTATATTATCTGTTGCTGTGCAACCATTATTATCTGTAACAGTAACACTTAATACGCCGTATCCGGTAGTGTGTACGTTAGATGTTATGTCATTACTACTATCACTCCATAAAACAGTGTAAGGAGTAACACCACCGTTAATATTTATAACACCTTGTCTATCAGACGCCGAAACTTCAATTAATCCTAAGTTTATCGATAAAACTGATTCTGGTTGTGTTAAAGTTACAAAGGTTGTTGCAGAACACCCAACATTAGATACGCTTGTAATTGTGTAATCACCAGCGGTTAAACCTGTTAATATAGACGTACAACCACTACCCAATACGTGTGAACAAGTACTTTTATAAACACCATTAGCATAAAAATTAATATTACCAGCGGGCGTCGGTAATGTATAAGCGTCGGAAATGAATGTTGTCGTGGCAGTTATTTGTGTTGTATTACTATAACAAGGTATATCATAACCATTTATTTGTGATGGTTTAGTTATTGTTATATCAAAATCTTCTCTGTGGTAAACTGTTTGTGACAATCCATTAAATGTACAACCATTACCATCTGTAATATCAAACGTATATAATGAAGCTTCTAAATCGGTTATATTTAATGATGATGATGTAGTGTAGAAATTATATTGTAAACCATTACGATAAGCTGTTATTGAATAAGATCCGTTACCACCAAAAGGGTTTATAGTTATAGAACCTAAATCACCACCAAAACATCCAGCATTTGATAATAAATTTACGGTAGCATTAACAACAACTGGTTGTGTTATAATTATTGGTGTTAGATTATAAGTTGATCCTACGGAATCTGTGATTAATACACTATAAGTATTAGAACCTATGTTTTTAAACATACCAGTATAATTAGAAATAAATCCAGGTGATAATGTATAGGTATAACCAGTACCCATATTACCGCCAAAACCTATAACATTAATCTCGCCATTATTACCACCAAAACAATCCACGTTGATTGTTGTTATTACATTACCAGATAATACACTTGGTTCAGTTATTTTAAAAATAGAAGATACTGTTACTGGTGGTACTGTGGAATCCGTGGTTTGAACTAAATATGTACCAGCACAAAGTCCAGTTATGGTAGAAGTTGTTAAACCTAAACTTGTCCATGTTGTGGCCGTAACACCTGTATTTATAAACCAATTATAACTGTAAGGTGCTAAACCTCCAGATGCAACAACCGAGGCTGAACCATTACATGTTCCATTAATATCATTAACTTGAGAATTAAATAAAGAAGTTGTTGTATTTAAAATTTCTGCTTCTGGAATTAAAAAAGAATGGTAGGATATATCACAATTGTTATCTGTAATCTTTAATGTATAATTACCAGCCTTTAATCCTGTTGGGTACAGTGTGGTTGTATTGTTATAATTATTAGGTCCAGTCCATTTAAATGTATACTGTTGTGAACAATTTGTAATATTGTTAACATTAATAGAAGCATCGGACGCACCGTAAAATGAAGGTTTTATTATTGTAGGGTTACCTACACCACAATTATTTAAAACCAAACAAGGTTTTTGTGTTGTTCCAGTATTAGACGTGGTGTCCCATATACCTGTAAAACCCGTAACAACGTCAAATATTGGGTTTTTAGTGTCTGTATAAAGACCTAAATCTTCAAATGACTGAGTTAAAAATATAGGTATGTATATTGTAGTGGCAGTGATTGTTAAATTACTATCCCTACCTATGTCTTGATAACCTACATTTCTTTTAAATAACTCCATTATTTTAATATAAACTCTGTCATTGTTATTGTGTTATTAGTGTTAGCACCAACATTAGGTGTTACTAAAAAATTATAATTACCATTATTATTTTTAGGGTTTATAAATTCTACTCTGGAAGTTCTCCACCCTCTATTGTTTATGTCTTTATATGTATTTATATCTACAGGCATTGTAACATTAGATGGTGGGTTTATAAATCTGTGTATTTTGCCTGTTTTAGCATTAAAAAATCTAGCGTCCATATATAAAACTCGGTTGGTGTTATTATCAACAAAGTATTGGTCGTTTCTTAACCAATATAAACGGTTTAAACTAAATTCAGGTTTTAAAGTATAATCAACATCAATATCTTCCGTAAATATTAAAGAATTATTTTCACTATCATTACTGTCATAAAAATATAATCTAAAAAAACTTTTTTTAAACCCGTTTTTATTTTTTGTCACATCTTCAGTTGTGAAACCAGCCAAACTATAATCCATATTCATACTAGAAGTGTTGGGATCCCAAAATTTAAAACTAATTAACAAACCTTTATTGTTGTTGGCAGTCAAATTATTAAAATTATATTTTAAAGTTTCACCGTCAATTATTGGGTTTATCATTTTTTCTTTTTCTTCATTTATAACATCTAACATTTTGTCACCAAAAAACAACGGTGCTATTGTTTGAGTTATCGGTAAAGGTATAGATTTATATAACCCATTCAACGTGCCACCTGTCAATGTTGATGTTGCCCCAGTAATTTCTTGAAATAAATTTTGTATGGTATATTTTATTAACACTCTTCGTTTATATTAACAATTGCATTATCAACAGTTTGTGTTGTGGTTTGTGTTGTAGTTTGGGTTGGTGGTGGGACATATATTGGTTGTACTCTAACGTATAAGTTTTTATTAAAATAAAAATAATTGGCCCCATTGTTAAAAGGATAATCAACGCCATTATTATCATCCTCATAGTAACCTATTGGTAATAAATCTTTCCAAGCCAAAGATCCATCGGCATATGTCACAAAGTTTTCTGGTAAGTCAATAACTATTTCATCAGCATCTGCCGTTTCTATTTGTGTAGAGTACACTCTGATTTGTAAATTTTGAAATGGTTTGTAATAATAACCTCTTCCGTTTGGGTTACTATTTAACCCAAATCTATGTATTACGTCAGCAACAGGCCTTTCAATAATTTCTAACATGTTAAATTCAACAAATTCACCAAAATAAAAATCACCCGAATTAAATACTAAATCACCGGCTTGGTTTACACTTTCAGTTCTTTGGGTTTTCTTTTCAACCGAACCGATACCATTAGGGTTTATTTTTGATATGGTTTCTAAACCATTACTTAAATTGGTAAATGTGGCATTAAAGTCCCAATCTGCCACAACATCACTCCAAGGGTATGTTTTTAAACCAGCTCTTTTTATTATGGTATAGTATAATTCAGAAATTTTACCGTTTCTATTGTCCTTTAAATTTTTAATGTTGATGTCTTTATTATATTGAAATGCCCATGTATCGTTAGCTGTACCTATTTTAGGATCAATTACATTACTGTATATGTTGGAACTAAAGGCACATTTATAAACTTCATATTCATTTGATGTTAAAAGTTCAAAGTACCTAATATAATATTCTGATGGTGTACAATCTAATATTCTATATTTTGCTGAAGAAAAATTGTAGTTAGCCAAAGTTTCAACTTTAACTATAAAAACATTTGGGGCTAATATATTAACAACTTTCCAAACACCATTTAATGGGTTTGAAGATCCTACTCTAATATCAACGAAATTGTTAATACTTAATTCATGGTTTGATGTAGTTACTATTTTTGTGTACCCCATACCTGTGTTACCACTAATATCGGTGGATTCGGTATAGTTAAATGTATTGGGATTGTTAAAAGATATATCGTTTTTAGATACATTTAATACTCTTTTAAAATTATTATAATTTGTTGTAACACCAGTCACCGTATCAACAAATGTGTCTAAAGTGACTGAAGTTTTTAAATCATTACCACTAATACCTAAAGATTGTACTCTATGAAACCCTTGGTAGTTTGTATCAACTAAATATACAAAATCACCTATTTCTAAATTATGTCTCTGTACACCAATTATCGTTAATTTATTAGATCCGTTAACAAAAGTGGAACTTAATTTTGTATATTGTAAACCACGGTAAGCTTTGGTTTTTAACCCAAAAACAGGATGAGAATATTTTATTTCATATTCATCATCCATAAATGAAGGATATGTTATTTGCATAACCCAATTATTTGGTGTTGTTGGTGGGTTGTCCTTGAATAAAGGATCCCAATCATTAGATGTTGCTGTAGTAGATAAAGCGTTTGATGTGTAGATGTTTAATTTACCGTTAAATCTATATTTGTTACTTTCATTTCTTTCAACTTCAAAAACATTTTGAGCATTAACAACCTCAAAAAAAACCTCATTATTTAAAACTTTAGTTTTATTCTCTAAGTCTAAACTTAAGTTAGTGTTTTGGTTGGTGGCGAGTTTGTATCTCTTTTCACCTATTATATTTCTAATACTATTCATTAAGATTTGACCCTAACTCTAATGTCTGTTTGTGGATATTTTATTTCAAACATTGTATCATATTCACCAAATAAAACATAATCCAAAGTTAAATCAATTTGTTTGGTTACGTTATCTATATAACTTTGTCTTGTAAAGTTTAAAGAATAATTACCACCAACTTTGTTGTAAGCTTTTATGTCTGTAATATTTAATACACCGGCTACATTATTAATTTGTTCTATTAATTGTGATATGTATATGTTTTGACCCATTTGCCATTTATTTACATCAAAATAACTTGTTATTGTGTTAATAACATTGTTAACTATCTCAGCCTGATTAAAAGATTTATCTGTATATAAATCAATATCAAAAGCTAAATTAATAACTTTACCGTCTCTAATTAAAACATAATCATTAATCATACGATAATCCGCTAACCAAGTTGACATATTTTCTTTTAATGTGTTGGTTGACGAGTTATCTAATTTACCTTGTGAGTTTAAACCCAATACAGCAAATTCTACTTTATTTTGATTTTCAGCCACTTGCATTCTAAAAGGGACACCAAATTTACCTGGCATTTTAAATATGGTTGCTATATAATCTTTTATCGTAACCGCTCTATTCTGTGACGCAAAGTTATACTTTGTCATCCATCTAATTTCATCAATTGTTGGTTCATCACCACCACCAAAAGCCGGTATTGGGTTGTTAACCCTTAAGGATTGTCTAACAGCTTGGTTGTTGGTAGTGTTAGGTCCATTTACAAACATATCTACAAAACCAACACTATTTATAACATTAGCACCTATGTTAGCCGTAGTACCACCACCTACTCTATATCTAACATATAAAGTCGTATTAGGTCTAGGTATTTCACCTAAAGCAGTACTATTAAAAAAATTAGATACTTGTAAAACATATTGATTTGTTGTGTAAGCTTGTAAGTTTTGTTGATCGGAAAAACCAGAACCAAATGTTATTTTACAAAAGCCAGTGTCAGTATATTCTTTAATAAACTTTCTATTAACGGACATCCATTTACCTGGTTTTATACCAGTATTATCGGTACTTCTATTTGGATCTTCTACAAATATTTTATCTTCAGCTAAGGAATCTACCTCCCACCATCTTAAATTATTATCAACAAATTCGGCTGTTGTTGGGTTATTTATAAATGTGGTACCTTCTTTTGTTATTGCCTGTTCTATAGATACAACATTATTATCGGGTAATATGATTTCTAAAAAAGGTTTAGCATCTCTATCAGTTATAATTTTTTTATATATTTTACTAATCCCGTTTGATACAATTTCTCTTTTTACTAAAGTATAACTAACTATTTGATTATTAGCGTTTATATTTGGGATAATTAGTCTGTTGGGTATGCCACCTGTACTAAACGGTGAGGAAAAGTCTATATCATCTAATGTTTCAAATGTTTGTCCAGCACCGGCAACTTGGGTTCCATATTTTATTGTGGGAGCGTATCTCACATCAAAAGTGTCCCCAAAAACTGGTACGACAACAGAAAAATCTACAAGTGTTATGGAAGACCTTCTGCCAGGTATTTTTAAACCTAAAGTTCTGGCGATATTCATTACAGACCTTCTTTCTTGTGCATAATCAATTTGTGTTTCGGTAAACATTTTATCTGTATGATAAGATAACATGTCAGACACAGCTGCATTTAATTCGATTAACATCATACCTATTGATGCGTCATTAAAATCTTGATATAACTCAGGATAAAAATGTCTTACATAATTTATCAATTCCCCTCTTACATCGGCAAACTGTCTGGCAAAATAATTTATTTTTTTCTCGGCCATTTTATATTTCTAATATTACAAAGTCGTTAGATTCAAAAGCACCTGTAGTTACAACATAATCTAGTCTAACTATAACTGCATGAATATTATTTTCAGATGGTGTTACCGTTAATTCAGTAACATTTAAATTTGGTATGAACTTGGATATAGCTGTATTAATTTCGTTTTTAATAGCACTGTAACTAGGTTCATCATTTGGTTCAAAAATGTATTGTCTTAAATTAGCACCAAAATCTGGCATATACAATCTTTCACCTTTATTAGTTAATAATAAATGAACCAAATCCGCTTTAATAGCTCTTTTTGGTTCGGTATTCATTTCTAAAAACTTGCCTTCAGGGTCATCAGAAAATGGAAACTGTATGTTAATAAATCTTTTTTGTGCCATTCTAATACTTTTCTTTATAAATATCCATTTAAGAAATTTACCACCAAAAAATAAAATATAAAGTGTAATTTTTAGAGCATAAAAAACCCCTCACTAGGAGGGGTTTTAATTACCCATGTTTTTTACGTATTTCGTATAAGGTTGGTATACCGAACTTGATTAAAGTGTTGTTGGATATACCTTTATTCTTAGATATAATTCCATCGTTTTTAGATTTACTAACATACAAATCTAAGTTATTTATAAGTTCTTCTATTGTTATATTGTAATGTGTTCGTATCTTATTTAAAGAATTGATTAACATGGTTTTATAGTATGATGATCCATCTTTCCCTTTATTCCATGGTTCTTTACCCATTAATGATTTACTAATTTTTTCTTTAGTATTATTACCGTGTTTTTTACCGTACATACCGTTTTTTTCTCCACTGGTTAACTTACTCATATTATTACGATATTCTTCAGTTTTCATGTAAGAAAAATCTATATTTTTAATAGATTTTAATAACTTTTCTTTGTGTTCATCTGTTCTTTCGTACTTTCTTAGAGCCTCTGATATTTTACGTTTAGTATCTTCTGAATGACCTTTACAACCTTGTTTTTTACGTGATTCTTCTGTATATATACCATAAGTAGTTCTGCTAACATTGTACCCTATACTCCTATCTGTTGAGTTTAATTTATCTATCCAATACAATTCTCTAGAATTTAACTCCTCGTGTGTTGAACACCTTTCTAATATTTCTTTTTTGAAATTTGATTTACCGTATTTTTTTATAGCCTTGGTTATGTATGTTCCACTACCTAAGTAGTGGTCATCATCGTTTTTAGATTGACCTACGTATATTTTATTATTTAATAGATTTGTTGTTTTATATATAATCATACAAATAAATATTTTTTATCAAAAAAAAATCCCCACATTGTGGGGATTTTAATTAAATTTAAACTACATCGTTTTTTGTTAGTTTGCTAAGATCTATATCTATCTCACAATTATTTCCGGAACATGCCAAATTTTCACTTAAATCAGTATTATCATCCAATTCTACCACTTTAGTTAAATCAATATTGTGTAATGTCTTAAGTAAATTTTCATAAGTCGTTTTATCACAATCCTCAAATGGTGCTTGTTTGTAAGTATGGTTTGAGTAAGGTAATACGGATAATCCGTTATAATAGTCTCTATTATCCCACATCCACTGACCAACTAAATCCCATTCATTGTCTTTGATAGAGATTGTAGCGGATACATTATGTGTGTTGGATCCTGTTCTGTGACCACTTCTAACCCATTCGTGTGAAACCTTTTTAACACGTTCAAGTAATTGGAATACGGATTCTGTTCTAACAATAGCTCCTTCTGGTGCCTTTTGTGGAATAGAAATAACAGCCGTATCATGTGGTCTAAAGTATTCATCCTCTAGTAATTCAGGGTGGTAAATAGATAAGTAACTATAGATAGCCTCGTTCTTACCAACACGAACACGTCTAACATAGTAATCATTGTGCCATGCGTGAATACCTGAAGATGTACCTAATACTAATGAAGAAGTACCTGAAGGTTTAACTGTAGTAGTTCTAGCTGCCTTATTAATACCTAATAAACCTGCCACTCTTTCATTTTCTTCTTTAGATATTTTTGCTGCCTTCTTCATGTCGTAACCCAATACAACACCTGAACCAATACCTGTCATACCAACACCTATGAGAGCGTCTTTCTCAGTTGTACGTTTCCATACATCTCTTAAGTAGTGGAAATCAGTGTAACCAGCCTGTAATGTACCAATGAATGTTGCCGCTTTAACTCTCTCTTCGAAATCTTCTTGAGATGTAATATCTGAAGCGTTTACCTCACATAAGTTACAAAACTGATAAGGACGTAATGCTATCTCACAACAATTTCCAGTTACAACTTTAGATATCTGAAAACAGTGTGTTTCGTCATAGACAGATATATCCCAAACATTTTCCTTAATGTTTGTTAGTTCTACCGATTCTACTTCTATCTGTTTAGGGTCAACAATATTATATCTGAATTCATAAGAATCTAATATATCTTGTTTATATTTATTACTTAGTTTAAATAAATTTCTGAAATGTTTAATAGACGCTCCTTCACAAATTTTTAAATCATACCTATCAAATTCATTATCATAGCCATCTAATTTAGATTTTTTATGTTTAATTTTTGTTTTAACACCATAAAAACCTAATAACTCGGAAACATCATCAATTAATTTTTTATGACTAGAAGTTAATGTTATTCTTTTTTGTGTTTTAGAAATATTACCATCTGAACTAAATAAGCCATCTATTAGACCTTTTCTATATTCTTCGGAACCATTCTCCCAAACGGCTTTAGGTAAACCAACATTTTTATCCACAATACCAAAGTTTTTTATATAGGTATCAACTTGTTTATTATTAATACCTATCTCTTTAGTTTTAGTATCCACCAAAATTATTTGCATTTCTTCTTCATGGTTTTCAAATTCTTTTCTAAATCTTTTTTTGAAACTTCCATTAAATTCTGGGACGTTTGTTTTAATAGTGTTAATTAACCTTTCAGATATGTTAGATTTATCATCTAAGTCAGAAACTATCATACCATATTCTGAATATTCTTTTCTATTTGTTACCCATCCGTCACCAATTAACCATCCTGATAAGAAACCATCTTCATAATTACCTAAATCACCGTCAAATAATTTAGATTCCCTTAAAATTGGTAGTTTATCTCCAGATACTAAATCAGGGGTTTTAACTTTAATATATTTAGTTCCGTCCCATACAGGCCATTCGTGTTCTGGTGTTGCAAAATATTCATGTCCATCACTTAACGTTAATTTCCATAATTGTTTATCCACACCAGATAACCAACATTTAGCCTCACTAATTTCACCATTTAAGTTTTTAACATAAAACTTTTTATCCTGTAAATCTTCAATAGGAAATATACCTTCTGTTGTTAAAACTTTTGTACCGGCTCTCAGTGATGGGTTAGTCCCCCAATCTTTATCGTTAGATAAGTAGATACCAGGTTCACCTGAACCACTTAACTCAATACGTTTCCAAATGTCCATAAAATATTCTTTGGTGATTTTATGTCTCATTAAAACAGCTGAGTTGTTAGCTCTACCTCTCTGTGGATTTAATTCCCACCAATTACCTGATTTACATGCCAACATTTCATCATCATCAGCTGAAAATAATGAAATTAAAGCCGCTCTACGAATACCACCAGCTAAAACTGCATCAGCGATAAAACATACAATATCATGAACTTCAATTGGTTTTAATTTATCACCGTCATTTTTTGTATCTAAAATCTTTTTAATGTTATGGATACAATCTTTTAGAGGTTGAGGTCCTGGTGCCTTTCCACCTGATGTTACTAATCTTGCACCTTTAGGTCTAACATCAGAATAATCGAATATAGGGGTGGAAGATTTAGAACCAAAATACGATTCAATCAAAACTTTGATAGCGTCAGCCCATCCTTCAATAGAGTCACCGATAAGGTATCTTCTAGTTCTATTTGTGTTTGGTTTTTTAATTTCTGGTAATTTATCAACATGATGTCTTTGTACCGAATAACCAACCCCTGTACCACCTAATAGTAAAAACATCGCTTCAGCGAAAGAATCCGTATGGTCAATTGGCATGTATGCACAATTGTAAATTCTGTTCGGTGAAATTTCAATTGGTTTTCCGCCAAATTGAAGACTTCTCATTGAGGGTAAAACTTTTTTATCATATACTAATTTATATACCTTTTCAATTTCATCTTTAATTTGTGGATATTTTTTTTGGTGCATTTCTTTATTTCTTGTCACCAATTCTTCCCACGTTTCTCTTCTGTTTAACTCAGGAACATACTTAGCGTATTTCATGTGGACTGTTATGTCTGAGAGTATTTTACTTGAAATCTCCATTTTTAATAATTTTTTAGAAAATTTGTAATTTTTTAATTGTTTTGTTTTTGTAACTCTTTTGCTCTTTGTATTCTATCACGTGTATGTGCTTCTTTTTTCTCCTCTTGTTTCTTTTCGTACCCTAAGAATGTGTTTGAGGATTCTGTGTCTATATACACCCTACCGTTATCAAATGTACAGTCTTCGAATACAACACCATCACGACCAAAACGTGATTTTAAGACTGCTATTGTAGCTCTACCAGATTCTTTTTGTGGAAGAGTTCTTGCTATTGACATAATGAAGTGTCCGATTTGAGCTTTCTTAATTGAACCTCCCATTTGGTCACCTGTAACAACATCGGAACTAATAGAACTTCTATTACCCTGTACTGCTGTCCAACCTACCATACCAAATTCACTTAACATAGATTCAAAACCTCTCATAACGTTACCTTCACCAGACCATTCATCACTATACTGACGTGTTGATTCAACACAATCGATATAGTCTAAAATTATCATGTCAGGTTTAAAACCATTAGAAATTTCATGTCTAACAAAAGATTTTATTGTTTGCATGGTTGTTCCCTCAGATGAAAATTTTCTAATTTTGAGGTCATTGTTACGGTTAAAAGTTACTTCTTTGTGTTTAGCTAAAACTTCTTCTTTTCGGTCAGCTAATTCATTTAAATTAATACCTGACCAACACGCTAAATGTTTTCTTTTAATAACATCAGGCATGTCTTCAAATACTATTTGTAAAACATTATAACCTTCATTGTAAGCCGTATTAGCTAATTTTGTTAATATGGTGGTCTTCCCAATCCCGTATGGGGCTAAAATAACACCTAACTCACCTTTAGACAAACCACCATCGGTTAAATTATCAATACCACTTATTCCTGTCGGAATTGGGTGTCTAAAGTCTTTTTCTAACACTGCTTCAATGTTTTCGGTGATGGAAGTACCGTCATCTTTTTCGGAACCTACAGCTAAAGCTTCTCTTAAAATTTCAGCACAAGTTTCATAGTTGTCAAACTCACCATTATCAACAATCTTGTTAATTTTTTCATTGGCTTTTTTAAGTTCTTGTTGTCTACAGAAATTTAAAGCTTTACCCTGAATAAATTCCCAATCTGTTACAACCAAATTACGAATTTCATTTAACATTTCAAATACATAGTCCTGAGTTACTTTGTCTTTAATCTCCATTCTAAAAATGGTTTCTAAAGTGTCGTAAGCTGGAACTTTTTCGTACTTCTCATAGTAGTCTTTAATTTGGGCTACTATGAGACGAAAATATTCATTATCGAAATACTTGGCGTGTACAATGTCGATAATTCTGTCAGAAAATTTTTTATTCGCTGGATGTAAGAGTTGGTTAATTAATTCGGTTTGAAACTTATAACCGAGATACCCTAATGTAACATTTTTACCCATCTTCTTACTTTGTATATTCATAAATAGTGATTACAATTTTATGCTTGCGTATTCCACAGTAAAATTTTCTTGACCTAATGTTTCTTGAATACGAGATATAATCTTAGAAATTAATTCACGAATATCAACACTATATCTAACTCTTTGTGGGTAAACATTACCAGTAAAACGTTTAGCTATAATAGTTTTTTCATCTATTCTAATTTCAAAATCAAAAATATCTTCTTTTTCATAGATTGGTGTTCTGTTAATTTGTTCTTCTGTTTGTTTTTCGTATGGGTTAAATTGGTTCCATAAATAATCTATGGCTTTTTCTTTTAGTTGTTCTTGTATCATACCTGTACAATCATCCACACAGTCGTATAAATCTAAAGAGTTTACCGATTTGGTGTTAAAATTTTTTACAGAAAAGTAACGTTGGCAAATAATATTGCCATTAATCTTTAATAAGAATTCAAATTTTTTCATAGTTTTGAGTTTTTGTAGTTTGTTTTTTCTTTTTTGGATAGTTTTATAAAGGGTTCTAAAAAATTTACATAACCATTTTCACCACCAGGTATAGCGTACATAACACCGTCTTCAAACATCATTTTTAATACGTTTTTATAATCACGACCTTCGGGGTTTAATGGTAAATTAATAAGATTTAAAACTTCTTCTTTAGCCTCATCCGTTAAAAGTGGTTGTTGTAGATCTATTATTATTTTATTTATTTCATATACATTACCTTTGTGACATCCTTTAGTTTTACCTTCCAATATTGATTCAAATATCTTTAAATTTTTTTCTTCTTTCAAGGTTTTACTACGTTCAAATATCTCTTCTAAGGTAATTTTTTTATCTTTTATTTCAGGGAAATGGGTTAAAAGTGTGTTTTCAGTAACACCATCAATCCCTTTAATATTATCTGTTGTACATCCTTCTATTATTTTAACTAAACCAGCGTTTTGATAGTGGTGTTGAAAATACCAATTATAATTGCCTACACCCACCAAGGTTTTCTTATCTGCCAAATATAGACTAACATCTTCACAAATTAATTGACACAAATCTCGGTCATTTGTGTAGATAATTACTTCTTCGTTTTTACTTCTATTGATGGAGTAAAAAGATAATAAATCATCTGATTCACAATCGGGGTGTTCATATTGACGCAAGAATAAATCTTCAGCGTAAGCTTTGACTCTTAATTTTTGGATTTCGTAGTTTTCGTCGAAGAATTTAGGTCTATTCC